GACTGCGGCAGTCCTCAAAACGGGTACGGCATGGATCAGTGGCCTTGATTGTGTCATTGCGCGTATCTTGTCGCGAGGGTATATTGTCCCGCGATACGTACAACACCTGAACGAAAAGAAGCTTCCCATGATCGAGTCTGCGATCCGCGAGGATTTGGACCGAAAGTGGGACGCTGATGTCGCAATTGGAAATGTTGTGACTGTGGTCACGGGGACGCCTTATCGCCCCTCGATTCAGGAGCGCGTCCGCGAGGCCACTGGGATTCTGCTCGGCGTTGTCGATGGTGAGATTGATTCTTTCCTTGAGTCGAAGTGCAAGAAATCAAAATTCAATATGGCAAAGTATCTGAAGCAAAATCAGGTGAAGGCTCCTCATGCGCGTCTGATGGTGGTGTATCTGTCTGGCCTTGTCGCAGAACTGAAAGACTTGCTAAGTGGTGATGACCAGTTGGTTGAGGGCTATGCGTTTCTGAGCAAGACCCGCCAGCAGAAGTATTACACTTTCCTGAGTGAGCTATTGTTGGATACCGAAGTGTGGGTCGAGGGTCTGAAGAAGACCCGCAAGCCGCGCGAAAAGAAAGTCAAGTCCGCAGAGCAGCGAGTTTCCAAGATGAAGTTTCTGGCTGAGTTTAGGGATCTTGATTTGACGAGTATTAACCCCGCTGATATTCTCGGGGCTAAGCAGCTATGGGCATACAACACGAAGGATCGATTCTTGTTCCTTTATGTGTCTGACTATGGCTTGAATGTGAAGGGCGCTACTGTCCAAGATTGGGCGGAGGGGAAGTCCTTCAAGAAGAAGCTTCGAAGGCCTGAGGAGATCTTGCCTGTAGTTATGTCTGCTGGTAAGGTGAAGCTTAAGAAGATCATGCCTGGAATTAAGGCAAAGGAGTCCAAAGTGACTGGACGAATGAACGGAGACATCGTGCTCCTGCGGGTAGTGAAATGATTGCTACTTTTTGCTCGGGATGGCATCCGTCGCCTGCGCCGCACTGGTTATGGTGCTAGTATTGGTGGTAAGATGAGTATAACCCCAGTAGTTGTGTTGATCTTTGTTGGCATAGTTGTTATCGGTGGAGCTATCGAGCTTGTCGTACAGCTATTTTTTAATCGCAACCGGCAGGCGTTCCGGGACTTTCGGGATCGGAAAAAAGAAGATGAGAAGGTTGCCAGGCACCACGCAAAGTTGCGGAGAATAAAATGATGGGCATTATAGATATCGTGTTTCTTTGTGTGGCTGTGTTCCTTTTTGTTGATGGGGTTGTCAATCTAATTAAGTTTTGGAGGATCAAAATGAAAGATACAGACCCACAGGCCAAATGGTTTTATGCTGCCTGCGTGCTGATCGGCGCCATAGGTTGGCTGCTAATGATGGGAGCGGTCCGATGATGGGAAGATCATGGCTAGAGCTTATCTTCGATCGGGCAGTTGACATTTTGGCAGTAATAGGTGCAATAACAGTTTTGTTCATTGTTGCTAATTGCGTTGGAGGTATGTAATGATGGGAGGGGCAAGAAGCATACCGAAGAACATAAACAAAGAATAGGAGCCGCAGGCAAGGCCGCCTGGGCCCGCAGAAAATTAAAGGATGGTGGTTAAAATTATACTCGTTGACATGCCGCAAACAGTGATGTCGAATTTGATGGTAAGCCTTAATACATATCAAAAGGGTGTGGAAGTGGACCTTCCACTCCTGCGCCATATGATCCTGAACAGCGTTCGGTCGTATCGGAGCAAGTTCGGCGACAAGTTCGGCGAGCTGGTTCTGTGCTATGATACCGGTCCCTCTTGGCGAAGAGAGAAGTTCCCGTATTACAAGGCGAATCGCAAAAAGACTCGTGACGCATCGCAATTGGACTGGAAGACGATTTTTTCTGGACTAAATAAAATTAAGGACGAGTTGGAAGAAAACTTCCCCTACGTCGTTCTTGCAGTGCCTACCGCAGAAGCTGATGACATTATTGCCATTATGGTAAAGGAAAAGAAGCCAGAGGAAAAGTGCCTCATTATTTCAGGCGATAAGGATTTCATTCAGCTTCATGATTATGATAATGTGGAGCAATATTCCCCGGTACAGAAGAAGATGATCAAATCGAAGAACCCAGCACTCTATCTAGTTGAGCACATCATACGCGGTGACACGTCTGATGGCATTCCTAATTTCTTGTCGGAAGATGCTTGCCTAGTTGAGGGTAAGCGACAGAAGCCGGTTTATCAGAAGAAGGTAGACGCCTGGCTGCTGCAAGCCATGATGGATCAAAGCATGAGCTTTTTGCCTGAGGATCTACATAAGCGCTATGATCGAAACATGCAGCTCATCGATTTAGCTTTTGTACCTTGGTCGCTCCACGCAGAGGTTGTGGACCTGTATTTCGAGAAAAAGAAAACTGCGGGCGATCGATCAAAGCTATTCAACTATTTCATTAAACACCGATTGAAGCTTCTCCTAGAAGTGATTGGCGATTTTTAAGAAGGGAGGCATTAATGCCTAATATGAGTGAATCGATTCCTGAGGTATTGAAGCGAGTTGCTAGAGCTCCAGGAAAGAAAGAGAAGAGTGCAATTCTGCGCGCCGCAGATACGCCGACGCTACAGACAATTTTGCAAGGGGCATTTCATCCTAATATTGTTTGGGAGCTTCCTGGGGGCGCGCCTCCGTATAAGCCGGATCCGTCGCCGTATGGAATGTGTCCTTCTATCCTAGAGAGGGAGGTACGAAAGCTTTTGTATTTGTGCCGCAATCCTAAAATGGTACAGAATCCACTAAAGCGTGAAGGGATTTTCATGCAGATGTTAGAGTCTATTCATCCGAGCGAAGCATTATTGCTTGTGGAAATGAAAGACAAGAAAATTGTGTGTAGTGGTCTAACACAGCTTTTGGTTCACGAAGTCTGGCCAGATCTCGTACCAAAGCCTTAACGGCAGCAGAAAAACAATGAAGAAGAAGATCCGGAAGCAGGATTCAGCAGACGCAAGTGCGCCCGATTTGGATCCGAAGAGGAAGACGAAGCGGCGAAATAGACGAAAGTTTAAGAACCAATACGATCATCGCAAGGCCTCTGGCTCACATGACGACGAGTTAGATGACCTGAGCTATGATGATTTTATGACTAGATAGTGGATTGAACTAAATATGACTGCGAATTTGTCGAATATAATGGTTTATGTTGTCTGTCCGATATTGATTCTGATATCAGCATATACTAGTTACAAGCGAGGCGCTCATGATGGGGCATCGCATATGATCGAAGGTCTTGTGGAAGAGGGCTTGCTGGTTGCATTTCGAAACCCTAAAACGGGCGAGAATGATGTTACAAGCTCTGGTACAGCAATGAAAGATTGTCCTAAGTGTGGATTTTCTGTAATGGAAGACGAAGATGGCGAAGAAGAAGAAAAAGCAGCGACCGCTTAAGGCCCGAGACTATACGGCAATGTCCGCATGTCTTCGCGTTGGCGGACCAATGAAAGACCGACGAACTCCCCGCGGTGGGGCAAGGAATCGTCATAAGGATTATCTAGACGGAAAGGAAGGAGATATACGGTAATGGCTGATCCCAAATCATCATATACAGCGATTTTAGAGCAAATTGAGAAAATGAGCAAATCTGAAATTGGTACTTGTGAGATTTGCACCAAGCCCGTTACCGTATGGGATGAAAGTGGAGGTGAAGCTGGAGTAGTTCGCGAGGGAGACATTATATTCCACGGTGTTTGTCGAGGTGGAAAATTGGCTGTAGCGTACTAAAACTGTTTGGGGTTGGAGGCAGAGAGAATGGATGAGGATAATCAGGAAGGTCCGGGGTCTAATGAGGAGTTGGAAGCTTTGCGAGAGGCAAATGCCCAATTGACCTTAATGCTTATGGCTGCGAAAGAGCACATTGGAAAACTTAATGAAGAAGTAGAGGCACTGTGCAAGCCGCCGAATATGTATGGAGTTTTCATCTGTTCAGAGAAAGACGGCACAGCCGAAATCACAATGGACGGTAGACGAATGCGCGTCAACGTTCATCCTGGTGTAGACATTAAAGACTTCACAGAAGGCCAATATGTGCTCATTAATGAAGTTTTTAATATTCTTGAGCCCGCTGGTTGGGTAGAGAAGGGCGAGGTCTGCACCGTTGTTGACAACCTCTCTGATGGTCGCGTTTTAGTTTCGGGGGCCGCAGATCAAAATCGAGTTGTGAGTCTGATTGGTACACTTCAAGCTGAAGATGTAACGGTCAAGGTTGGCGATTCGCTGATGGTGGATCCAAAGACTCAGTATGCATTTGAACTGTTGCCGAAGTCCTCTGTCGAGGAAGTCGTTCTGGAAGAGATCCCTGATATCACATACGAGGATATTGGCGGGCTTGGTGATCAGATTGAGATCCTGCGTGATTCAGTCGAGCTACCTTATCTGCATCCAGAGACATTTGCGCAGTACAATCTACGACCGCCCAAGGGCATTCTGCTCTACGGCCCTCCTGGTTGTGGTAAGACATTGATCGCAAAGGCTGTAGCAAATAGTCTCGCAAAGAGAATCGAGAAGGATACAGGCAAAAACACTACAGCCTATTTCTTGAATGTCAAGGGCCCCGAGCTCCTGAACAAGTATGTTGGGGAAACTGAGAGCAAGCTGCGTGAAGTCTTTAAGAAGGCCCGCGACAAGGCAAGCCAGAATGTACCAGTCGTCGTGTTCTTCGATGAGATGGATTCGCTATTTCGAATGCGTGGATCTGGTATCTCGTCTGATATGGAAGCAACAGTCGTGGCACAGTTTCTCGCTGAGATCGATGGCGTCGAGTCACTTGAGAATGTGATTGTGATCGGTGCAAGCAATCGGCAAGATCTTATCGACCCCGCAGTGTTGCGTCCTGGTCGGCTAGATCTTAAAGTCAAGGTGTCGCGCCCTGATCGGGATGCCGCATACGAGATTATCAGCAAGTATCTAACACCTGACCTACCCCTCCATGCCGCCGTGCTTTCCGAGCATGGAGATA